ACCACCAGCGGTTCTTGTGCCTGCACTTCCACTTGGAGAACCACTACCACCCGCGCCCACTGTATAGCCAGCACCACCACCGCCGCCTTGACCAGTATAACTACTGCCACCGCCCAAACAACTGCCATATGTTGTTCCGCCATCAGCAGCACCACCGCCACCACCGCCGCCAGCAATAGTTCCATTATTAGTAATATAGGTAGCATATGACAAATTTAATGCATTTCCGCCAGCATTTCCTGGGCTACCAGAAGCATTGCTATGACTTGCTCCGCCTGCGCCGCCTGCTCCAATAATGAAACCATTATTAATAATATTAATTGTGTCGCCAGATGCAAATCCAGAAACCGTAAATGCATATGTTCCAGTAGAAGAACTTCCGACATAAATTCCACTGTTGATAGTGACAGTTATTGATGTAAAACCAGAAACATATGTTGGACTAACACTTGCATTTGATGGAGATAAAACATAATTTTGCGTATCAGCAGCGATTGTTATGTTAATAGAAATACCATTTTGTGTTCCACGAAATTCGCTAAAATTTAGATTAGTACTATCAAAATATCCAATTGTAGTGGTAGATGGTTTATAGTATTTTACTCCACGATAAGAAGACATGAGATTGCCACGATGAAATTCAGCATTGATATTTGCATTGAGGGCAACTTTGCCAGTTAAACCTATGGTCACTTAATTAACTCCAAGTAATCTTAATACCACCTGGTCCACCAGATGTTCCAACACCAACGCCAGCATTTCCTAAAATATAAGATAAATTAGCACCATATGGAATTTGCCCACCATTATAAATGATTTCAAAATAAGCACCAGCGCCACCAGCACCACCTTTTGCGCCGCCATCACCATTAATTACAAGAGTACCGCCGCCACCATATCCAACATTTGCATTTGAGTAGCTATATGTGTTTGCGGTAGAACCAGTTGCGCCACTATTTCCATTTAAGAATATAAATGTAACAGGGTTTGCAATGCTTGGTTTAGCATTTGCATTTATTGTTCCACCACTGCCACCTACACCTTCTGTCATTTTTTATCCTTTAAGTATTGGTAACCGAAACACCGCCAACGCATTTAGTCTGTCCTGGCGCTGGTCCATTGGTTGGCGAACATTTCGTGGACGTACATGTTCCAACCTCTGGACCAGAAGTTGCTCTGTATGGAGCAGAAACACATGCATTACACCGACCTCCGCGACTACAAGGACCAGTACTCGTGCAAACAGGAGGAGGAGGTTCGGGAATTTTGCCAGCTTTGCCGCCATCTCCGCCACCAGCGGTAACTCCTAACATACTACTATCGCCACCTTTTTGTCCGTTGCCGCCATTGCCACCGCCACCGCTTCCGCCGCCGCCCCATACTTCTATCTTTAAAGTATTTCTATAAAGAGGGACTGAAAAATTTCCAGCATTTCCAGAAACGGCGTTAGCAAAAAAAGAACCAGTAGTAGAAGGATCGGTTCCTTGTTTGCCAAAGAAATCACTCATTTTTATAGTATTTGTACTAAAAAATCCAGTAGTAAGATTGCCAGGATAAAACCATTGAACTCCTTTGTAAAGATTAATATCTTCACCAAGCCCAAAAGCTGCGTTAATTTGAGTTGTATTTACTGGTCCACTATTTGGAACAAAGGTCATTTAATTATCCCTTTGCTTTCAATGCTTCCACTTCTGCACTCAATTCCTTGATTGCCTGAATTAATAGAGGAATGATCTTATCATACTGAACCGTTAAGTAATTTTCACCGCTCTTGCTTTGACCGTTTTCATCTAAGTCAAATGGAGCAGCTTTAATAACCTGTGGCAGAACGGCCTGAATTTCTTGTGCAAGAACACCAACATGCTCATTGTCATCGCCAATACCTAGCGCAGCAGCAACTTCATTAGTATGATAAGTTACGCCGTTAATAGCATTAACTTTTTGTAGCGCATTAGGAATAGGAGCAATATCTGTTTTAAGTCGTTGGTCAGAATAAAAAGCTACGATATCTGCTGTAGCAGTAATACCACCAGAAACAACAAGATTGGCACTATTATATGTTACACCAGTGTTACCAGAAAGATTTGTAGCACTTGTATAAATTGCAAGCTGACCAGCAGTTGCTCCACCACTAACTGGAGTTGGAATTGTATACCAACTTAGGTTTGAACTTCCATCAGTTGTTAGAACTTGTCCGCTTGAACCGCCCGCAATTTGAACATTTCCAACATTGCCCATAATAACTTTATAAGTGCTCGTTGGATTAAATGTAACAGTTCCACCAGTAAAACCAGCAGAACCACTAACAGCAAGTGCAGTAAGTGTTCCAATTGTTGTAATATTTGTTTGGCTAGCAGTGCTGATAGTGCCAGTTAATACGGCACCAGCATTACCAATATTTCCTGCGTTTACATAATTTGCATAAACATTTCCGTTATTAGCACTTCCATTGGCAATTAGGTTACCAACATAAACATTTCCAGTAAATGCGTTAGTTGGTCCGCCGACAATAATATCGCCACCAATACCAACGCCACCAACTACTTGAAGAGCACCGCTTGTTGTATTGTAAGCAGATTGTGAACCGCTGATAATAGTAGTTTCATTGCTTGTTGTAACATCAAGATTGCCAAGAACAAATAAGTTACCATTGATTTGAACATCTGCGTTTGCAAGAATATCAAGTGCATCTGTTACCGCATTACTGCCATTGCGAGTGCGAAGACGAATAATTCCATTAGGAGTTGTATTTTCTATACGAACTTCATATCCAGATACATTAAAAGAACCATATCCACTTGAACCAATATTAATACCACTATTGTTTGTGACACTTAAAATACCACTGGTAGAAGTATTTTGGTCACTGCGCATAAATGAACTACCGCTAACACCGTTAAGTGCAGCACTGTCGCTTGCTTGTCCCCAAAATTTGTTATTACTAACATATGCAGTAGAAGCAATATTAAAACCTGGATTAATAGTACTAAAACCTGGAATAGTTGTTGCTGGTGTAAATGTTGCGTCTTTACTCAAAATAGCATAACGAATATTATTGATCTGCATAGAGATAATACTGTGAGTATTAGTACCATCAGAAATATTTTCACTTACTACCTGACCAGCGCCACCAAGAGGACCAACAACAACCCAACCTGTTCCACTATAAACTTCAAGTTGTTGATTTGCCGTATTCCACCATAAGTCGCCTTGAACTGCGCCAGTTGGAGGCGTTGCACTGCTTGTAGCACTTGCAATATTTTTAAATACAGCACCATTATAAACCTGTAAACCACCTTTTGTGGTGTTGTACCAAATTTGACCAACGATTGGATTAGTTGGTTGACTACCATTTGCAAAGTTTTCCAACATGTTAAGGAAGTTCTGGTCTAAGTATTGACCATAGTTTGCGGTATTCTTACCAACAAGTGCTATGCTTGTGCTTGTATCTACTGTTCCATCGGCAATAACGATAGAATTAGCACCATTTGCGTGTGTAATGGTATATGACATAAATGCGGCTCCGTTAGGAATATTTATGCAGTATTAACCAGATATTAAACTGGGATGTAAGTTTGAATAATTTTGATGTTATTTCCACTTGTTGTGGTGGTTCCCCACAGTTTTGCTAGACCACCACTTACGTTCGCAGTTAAGGTTACAATACTTGAACCAATAATTCCATTAGCTGTTACTATAATATTTGCAGTTGAACCACTTTGTGTTACGATAGCTTCAAGACTTTGATAATATCCACTTCCAGTATTACTTGCACTTACAATATATTTTGCAGTTCTATAAAGATTTGTGCTAAAACTATCAAGTGCTAGTGTAGTATTATTGACTGTTGTTGGGTTAACATTAGCAACGATGGCATTGCCTAATTGCAAAGTATTATAAACATTAGTATTAGCATTATCAACAGAAAATTCTGGAATAGCACTGATCAATGTTTGAACAGTAGGAACACCATTAATCGTAGTTGTTAATAATTCTGCATTACCATTCTTAATAGCGGCTACTTGAGAAATTGCAGAAACACTTCGGGCTTCAACAACATCAGTTGATAATGGTGGTTCAGTAAGAATTAATACATTCCCACTAACACTATAAGACATTGTTGGAATTTGCAAAACACCGTTAATACTAACAAGTGTACCTTGTGTAGTATTATTTTGACTTAATGTAAACTGTGTTTGTGAACCATTGCCAGTAAAGATATCGCTAGTAACAAGACCACCACTACCAGTTTCAATACCAGTCCACTGAGTTCCGTTATATACTTCCATATATCCAAGATCAGTATTCCAACGCATCATACCAGCAATTGAATATGATGGATAATTTGAAGTATTTCCAATTGGCATAAGAACAGCACTATTACTGTTGACCGCAACTATTCCCTGATAAGAAGGATCAATATTGATATTTGGATTATAACTTGTAGCATAAATGTTGTTTGTAATAAGATTGGCATTTACATTGTAAGCAGAAATATTTCCACCATATACTGGAAGATAAGCAGCAACCTGAGCATTGCCATATTGATCCATGCCAGTTAACTGGCTTCCATCGCCGTAATATCTATACGCAGTAATATTGCCAAGAGTAGATATATTGCCAGCATAAAGATTACCACTGATACCAGCACCACCTAATGTAAAAAATGATCCGCTTGTAACATTTGCTGCTTGCGTTGTACTACTAATAACAAAACTATTTGTATTTGCTCTCATGCGAGCAAATTCATTTGCAGTAGTTGTACCTCCAAGAGAAAATATAATGTCATTAAGAGTAGTAGTGCTTAAAATAAGATTACCACCACCAGTTACTGTATTGCCAGCAACATAAAGATAGCCATCATTTGGCATTGTTAAGCTAAACGCAGGTTGATTATATCCACTACTATTAATACCCATATCAATATAGGTATCGTTTTGGTTTCCATTATTTGCGGTTGCTACATAATCGGTAGATGCTTGCACACCACTATTGCTGTTTTGAGCATTTGTCTGAGCAAAGTTATTAATATTTCCACTAATTTGAACAATTGTGTTTGCCAGCGGAGTAAAATTAGATTGACCAGCATATAATGCGTTCATACCAGTAACTGGCGCACCATAGAAAATACCGCCTTGAGTATAAACATTGGCAAGAATATTATTAATATTTCCAGTAACTGTTAGGTTGCCACCAACTTGAACATTGCCGTTGGCTTGGAAATTATTGGCATATGACATGCCATTAAAAATGGTAGTATTACTAAAAGTAATAGGCAATACAAAATTTGATAAACCAGTTTGACCAGTATATCTTGCGCCACTTATAAAAATGCTTTTACCAGTAAACGATTGTGAAGGCAAGTTATTGCCGATAAAATTTAAAACACCACTGCTATAATCAAAGAACCATTCATCATTGTTACCAGTTCCATCAGCAAATAACTGAACGCCACTTGTTTGCGGATTATTTGTTCCAGTTGTTGCAAGATATACTTTTGCTTGATAGGTTGAACCAAAACTTGGGTCAATCCAGTTTGTAAGTCCAGTTAACCAAGTTCTATTTGTAGATGATGTGCCATCATTTGTTGTTTGAATAGTGCTAGAATTAGTATCATTATAAACACCAACTATACCAGCATTTGCTGATGGAACAACTGATGGAATGGCGCTACTTTGTTGCCAAATAGTGTCACCGCGCAAAACAAGTGGACTTGCAATACTTTCATTACTTGCACTTTTAATATTGCCCCAATCTGTTTTACTGGCGCTAAATCCAACTTTTTTCCAAAGATAGTCGGTTTTCTGTGTATCACTGATAGTCATTAGTGTGACGGTGCTCCTATGCTAAGAGAGGTCACGCTTTGACCGCTTGTAAGTTTAATACGAACATAGATTTCATTACCAGTGCTATTAGTGCTACTTTCTGTTCCAAATGTTGCAGTTATTGCTTTATTTGATTGTGCGCTATTAAGAGGAGCAGTTCCGCCTAATGATGCACCATTACTTCCGTTACCACCAGCACCTGTATTTGCACCTGGTTTACCACTACCGCCATAGGCAATACTTAAATCTAACCAACCATTTAATGAACTTGTGTTATCCAATGTTGAACCAGGCAATGCAACCCAAAGACCAGCAATAGTTCCAGTAAATGTAATATCAAATTTACTAACAGCACTACGAACAAATTTAAATGTAAAATATTGATTTGTTGCCTGTCCGCTTAGGTTTGGACCAACTGGTAAGAATGAACCTGAACTATAATTTGTTTGATCCCATTTAAGAGCATTTGCAACAATCGTAGCATCATATGTATAGAATGGTCCAGTTTGACTGTTAAAAGCAGATTCACTACCTGTATATGATGGAGTATCAGTTGAACCTGGATTTGTAATACGATAACCATTGCCGCTACCTGTTCCAACAGTTCCAACAGTAATACTGGTTTCTTCCATCGTATTACTTGTTCCAGTTTTATAAAGAACATAAACACCAGGCGAATAAGAAAATGTATTGCTGCTATAACTGTTATACACAGTCATGCTTGGACCAGCAGAACTATTGCCAAATCCAGCAGCGCCACTTGCAGTTGTTAAGAAATATGCGCTGCCACTACTAACATAAGCATTGCGAGAAAGAGGGGTGGTAACGCCAGCCTGTGTATAAGTTACACTGCTTGGAATAGCGATTGCTCCACCTGCCGATCCCGTTATAAATGTGTCACTGCTATAATAAGTATCACCACTTAATTTTGCAACATTGCCAGTCAATCTCCAAGCAGAACTGCTATTAAGATGAGGAACGGTAGAACTAAATGTTGAACTATTCGTAGTGAGTGCAAGGGCTGTATTACTATAAGTTGGTGCACCGACAGTGTTATTATCATAATACCAACTTACAGCATTAGTATTTGCACCAGCACTATCAGTAAGATATACTTGATTCCATCCAGCAGAGGCATTTGCACCACTTCCTTGTGCAGAAAAACTACTCCAGAATCCGCCACTACCGCCACTTAATACACTATAATCTTGGTTTAGCGTAATAATAAGTTGACCATATGTTCCATTATTGTTGTTGCCTGGTGCCATAATATGATAACCAGTAGCAACACCATTAACTATAACTTGAACATTACCACTATCACCTGGTCCTTGACGAGAGAAAGTATTGGTGGTCATAGAAGTTGTTCTAATACCATTTGTTATACTTGTGCCAGCACTCACACTTAAATTACCCCAACCGCTATTATCAGTTTGAGTAAAGTTAGTCATACGACCTAGTGTAGATAATCCACTTAAACTTAATGCACCACTATTAGGAAAATTACCTGGTGATGGGGGAACAAGTTTGCCTAATACCTGATTCAATTTTGCGATACCATCTGTTACGAAAGTTGAAGTTGTCAGTGTGACTGCATTACTTACTAATTGTCCAGACGAATTTAAACCAAGAGGAATAGAATTACCAATAACATCTGTTGCAATCTGTGTATCAACATATGATTTTGTAGCTGCATCTGTTGCATAAATTGGTGTTGCTAAATTTCCAATTCTTAAATTAGAAACATCAATATTGCCAGCATAACTGTAAAGAAATAAATTTCCAGTAGTAGCGGCAATAGTATTGCCACTTATGAAAATATTACTTAAAGTAGTAGTTCCATTTACACTTAGAGAATTGCCAGGTAGGTTGTTATTAATGCCAACACGACGATTGTTAGTATCATAATACATTAAATTGCCATCAATAATCAAATCTACGTTGAAACGTAGAAGATTATCTTTGAGCATATTTCCGCCGATTTTACCGATTACAGCCATTTATGATACCTTATAAGATATTTAGGTATATTTTAATTAGCGTCGGTTGAATTAAACTTATGGAAAACAACAACACTATAAGTTGCAGGAGGAGGGTTAGCAAATGTAATTACTGAACCCGCAAGTGTAAAAGCATCGCCTGGATTTTGTTGAACGTTTCCAACAAATACAAGAATACTGTTTTGATCTGGCGGAACATAACTTAATGTAAATTGTGTTTGAACGCCGTCACCAGTGAATGAATCTTTATAAATGGTAACATTACCAAGAATAGCAATGCTTTGCCAAGCATTATAATAGATTTCAAAACGCTGTAAATCAGTATTATAACGAATTTGTCCGTTAACTGGATTTAGAGGGCGATCTGCTGTTGCACCAAGCGGTAACTGAATTGCGGTGCTTCCAGATTGTAATTTTGCATTTTTGAGTAATGTAGCCATTAGAGTGCAAAATATCCTACGGTTGCAGTTATTGCAGTAGAAGCATTGGCATTTGCATAAAGAGCATCGCCATTACCTAATACTACTTTTTCTTGGTTTACAACTAATGTATCACTTGAAGTAATTGAATAGTTGTTGTAAATTTGATTGTATGTTTGTGCACCAACGCCGCTTTGTGCTGCTGGCACCATATAAAGATTTACAGTTTTTGTGCTACCACTAAAATTACAGAAATAAAGCAAGCTAACAACAGTGTTGCCTGTGCTAGTATAAATTGCTGTTGCTGATGTTCCTAGATTTGCATTTACGATTGCCATTTTTATTCCTTAATACGATAACAGCAAACTCATACCAATGGCACGATTCTTGCTAATCAATTCATCTGTTGTATTACTATTTACCACGAACAAACCAGTGTTTCCACTTCCTACTGTATTTGCAAATATTTGCGTAGTGCTTGCTATGTTTGTTGGAGCAGTATTTTGGTATGATAATTTTAAAGTGCTGTTAACATAAACTGTTCCGTTTGGAGCAAAAAATGATAAATCTTGTCCAGTTCCAGTTGCATAAACATTGCCATTACCAATATTAGTTCCAAATACACTTAAATTGCCACTACCAAATGTAAAACTGTTACTAGCGGCAAGAAGATTTGCGCTATTAAATTGAACGCTGGCATTGTAACCAGCAGCAGGAGTTGATCCACCGCTAGTTGTTGAAATTTTTCCATAAGTTGTTCCGTCATTGGTCAATTGCCAATAACCAAGTGTTTCACTCCATTGAATAGTAACATTTGGAGAAGTTCCACGATCAACTGTAATATTTGCACCCTGTGGATTAGGAGCATTTGCGCCACTTAATCCAGCATTGAGGATGATAGAATTATTAGTAATTGCAAGATCATTGGTTGAAGTGGTGTTAGTGTTACCAGTAACATATAAATTACCATAGATATAAACTGGGTCTGCAATGATTGAATAACCACCTACACCACCACTTGTATTTGTAACACGCTTAATACTAGTCATTTAAAATTTCCTACCAAATATTTATACGAAGGACATTATATAAAAAAATAGCAGCCCGAAGGCTGCTATTGTAGTCAGTATCTTTATTAACTTATGCGCCTTGCATCTGAACAGTAGTAGCAGTTGGAGCATTAAATGACCACTGATACTTGTTTAGATTAAAGTCAAACACAAACTTGTTAGTAAGTCTACGAGCAAATAGTGTAGTATTCATACTAGTATTTGATACATTGCTTACAGTTTGGCTACCAAATGACACGTTAGCATTTGATAGACCACCAGCGGTTGAAATAGTTGCAATAGTCACATTGCCACTTAAACCAGTTCCAGTAATGAAGCTGCCAGTTGTAGGTGTTGTGACACCAGAAACGTTTGCAGCGGCAAATGTTAGATAAGCAAAGGTAGTTGGAGTAGAATTGTTAACTGTTGCAGTTAGGTTAGCATACTTTAAGTTTGCAGTGTTGAATGGAAGACTCATGTTTCCTGAACCATATGCTGCAAGATTTGCTGCTGGAACATTTTGTAATGCACAAACGCCCAATAGATTAACAACACCATTAGTTGTAAGACTTGGAAGGCTAACAAGCGGAGTGAAAATATCACCAGCAGTAGGTGCTGATGCTGGACCACCAAAAGCTGCCCAGTTTGTATTGCCAGGACTAGTGATAATATAAGCATTACCATTGCCTGCACGAATGTTTTCATCCTGAATTGCAGTAGAATCTGCAACAAGGAACTTATGACGACCTTTTTGACGAATGATGCTGCCTGTTGCACCCGCTGTTCCATATGGAACATAAACATTTGGAGCAACAACAGTTGGAGTAAGAGCACTAGCTAAACCGCCAGTTCCGCCAATCACATTAGTTGCATCAAAATATTGATTAACTGTATTTGTTTTTTCAATTTTAAACTTAGCCATTTTTATTCTCCTGTAATGACGTTCTAGGTCAGTCGGCTGGCTATAACCGCATTCTTTAAACGACAAAGATATTTATGTTAAGCAGGAGTAGAACCACTATATCTTGTGGTATAATAGTTATAATTTGATAGATGTTCTGCTGCCGTAAGTGCTCTGGTATAAACATGCGCCACTGCAATACTTCCTGAAAAATTATAACTGCCAGAAAAAGCACCAATTTGCGGAGTGCTTGCTACTTTTCCAACAGTTGAACCACTAGAAGTAGTAACTGGACTGCCATTGACATAAAATTGCCATCCTGTTCCAGTAATAAATGTCATACTAAGATAATACCACACATTATAGGCTTCACTGCCACTAGTTTGGGCAGTTGATGCAACACCATCACCATTGTTGTTTCCACCATACAGCACATTGCTACCATTAAAATACCATGCTTCGTTACCAGTGCTGCTTATAAGATTTCCTGTTCCAAAACTTGATCCATTGCCACGAACAACAATGCCTTTACTATAATTTGCAACAGCACCAAATATTGCACCACCAGTTGCAGTAGCATAATTACTGCCTGTATTATTATTCCAATAAGCAGCAGAGGTTCCACTATTAGCCACAGTAGGCGTTGCTGCAAAAGTAAAATTGTTATTATTACCACTGGTATCAAGCCAAGTAGTTCCACTTGTATAATTTTGCATATCAAGGTTAAACAATAATCCATTAGTTATTAAACCAGAAGATGTTATTGACCATCCACTTCCAATAGTATAACCGCTGCCTATTACAAATGCTACCATTATTATCTTCCAAAAATATTTAATTAAGCAATTCGTGTAACAGCGACGTAGCCGTGTCCATAATTGTATATGGCAAGATTTGATATGCTACTTCCATTAAACGTGCTTGTATTATTATACATTCCATCACTGGTTGAAACGTTAGCGGCACTTGCATCAAGGTAACTGCCGCCACCGCCGCCAGCATCTATGCCAGTTGATAACACCCCATATGTTCCTGCGCCGCCGCTATATCCACCACCACCGCCGCCTGCGATGGGACTTGATCCACCGCCACCGCCAAAACCACCAGCACTTATACCAGCACTATAAGTTCCTTCATTTTGAACACCACCACCGATAGCGCCATACATAAATGCGCCACCGCCGCCGCCAGACTGTGCGCTACTTACTGTCGTGCGAAGATTTGCACCTGTTCCAATAACACCATTGGCATACATACCACCACCACCACCTGCATCATAAGCGTTGGTTCCATTTGTTC